TTGCTGCCATACGTGAATGTTGGGTGAGATGAAATTAGCATATACAAACCAAGGCAAGACAATAAAAAACAAAACACATAAAAACAAATAAAACCAAAATTTAAATACAACGACTTCTTCTGCATCAGTCATTCTTTCCCTCCAAGCGCGCAAGTGCAGCCTTAAATTTATCCAGGCGTTCCACATACTCACTTTCTTTCTCAAGTGCATCTTTTAATTCTGCTCCAGCCTCCGCCGCTTTTCTTGTGTAGTGGTAGACGGCTCCTTTACAACGCTCAAGAACTTCTTCATACTGCTCAATCAACGCTTCATAGTCTTGTTTTGTCAGGCTTTGCGCGGAATCTACACCTTTACACCCTAAATCTATTGCACAAGTACCAAACATTGCTTACCTCTTAAATTGGTTTGAAATCTCAGCCAAGAATGTAAGATTTTTTTTAAAAAACAGCAAGACAATAAACGCGTAAAGTGCTAAAATATAGTCGTAAAGGCATATTTTCCTTATCCTTGTTTTTGATTTCCTTAGTCTTGTTAGTTTGGGTTAGGGTCGTGTAAAAAGCGGCCCTTTCTTTTATACCACGCCATTTAGCATTAGAGTATCGAGAACCTGTTGAGCTTCTTCGCGCGTGCCATATAACTCGCTTACCTGAACATTATATCGATTTAATCTTCCACCGACCGCAGCCCACTTTCCCTGATAATTATCCACACAGATATTATCAAAACTGTCTAAATGGTACCATTCACCTTTGTGAGTGCGCACAAACCCATGCGCAATACATAGCTGCGTATCCAATTCACAAGCCATATTTTCCTCCTAAAGTAGTAGAATTTTTTTTGCCCGTGTGGTACTATGGGCGTATACACAAAGCGCCTATTCTGGCGCAGATCCCCCAAAAAGTACCAGAGAAATTTTTCCAGACCGAGAAGAAGGAACAGGGATGAAATCTTTGAGTGGCAAATATTTTACAGGGGGGATCAATCTCAATTTCACTAAGTACCGGTTCTAATTAAGGATGCCGCCCCCTCACCTCTTTCCGATTCGGTTTGGACTGGACCCTCTTTCAAGTTATTAGTTGTCATTTACTGGGGGATTGACTGGACGCCTGTGTTAGCACCGTTCGGTAGTGACACAGCTATTTACTATGACTGAACATGTTGTTAGTGTTAACGATATGATCTAGGTATGTGTGTGGGCTATGTTGTATGCGTGTAGGCTACATGTCGGCGGGATTCTTGGACTTGTTCATCACGAATGATAGGGCTTGCTTGAGTACGTCGTTAGTCTCTTTCATGTCTACATCATATCCACGATGTCTTCCGCGTGTCTTGAGTACGAACGCAGCGTTGTATGAATCGCCCTTGATAGCTTTGTCGATGAACTTCTCTTCGACTAGATCGATTAAACGCTCCCTCGCGTCTTCTAGCGCAACCTGCAAACACTCGTGCCTATTGATAAGCTGGTGCAGGCTATGACGATTGCAACCGATCTCCTCAGCAGCGTAAGAAATGACCCCACGATTACGTATAATGGCCTCTTTCGCCAGCTCCAAATCGATCGGAACGCCGGCTAGTGGTCTTCGCGCTCGTTCCGCGGTTATATGCTTCTTGTTCTTGCCATACGCCATACGCCGAAATCCTTGCACTATACGCGCACTAAACATACGGGCACAGTTTGCAGAATTACCCATACACACGCGCGCAATTTATACGCTAAACTCAGTCCCGAACACATGCGCATACGACATACGCTATACTAGAACCTATACTAGTACGGCACTGTGGAGACAAGCTCCACCCCTCGCGTTCAAGACTGATTATACCGAATCGTAAAAGTTTACCTATTTTTATGTCAAATCATTCTTTTATTTTATGCGCGCAAATTACTAATAATCCGCGCTTTATGACACGATTACGCAATGTATTGTATGTAATGTATTGCATTTAATGTCATACATATGATATATTGTATGGCATAGCAAGTGGAACACCAAGTAACATTAGCGAATCATACGCTAATAGCTAACGGCAAGTACTGGCTAGCGAATAACAACCAATAACGTAAGGGTGTAATGAATATGCAATCCCCAATCAAGGCCTTAATAGATATCGTGACGAATAAAGCTCGTAAACTAGTTAAGTTTGAAAATGGCTCAATGACTGTTGATTTATTCACTGCAAGCGCCATTTTAGCAGTTTACAATTCTCTTAAAGATGAAAATAAGCTCAAGTTCAATGAAATGATCAAGACAAAACAGGGGTTTATTAAATTAGCTGAATTTGCATTAAAAAACATAGCAAACAGAGGAAACTAACATGACAACAAAGACCAAATCATCACATGCGTTAACAGCTCAAGCAATTAGAAAAGAGCTCAAGCAGCACTTTCCTTCTATCAAGTTCTCTGTGAAATCAGATTCATTTGCCGGTGGGGATTCTGTCTACGTTGAATGGTATAACGGGCCCACCTACGATATGGTAAGCTCGGTTGTAAGCAAATATCAATACGGAAAATTTGATGGCATGTTTGATATTTACGAACATAGCAATTCGAGAAAAGATATTCCCCAAGTTAAGTATGTACAAACTCAGAGAGAGATTACAGATGATATCATGGATATGGCTTTTCAAGACGGCAAGAGTATATTTGGAGATTGGGAAACACTATCAGATAGAAACCAATCATTCAGCGATCGTATGGGAAGATACAGAACACCCGCTGAGGATATTTGGCGCGCACTATCAAAACAAGATCTTAGCCAGGGATACAATAAAGAAATGCTACTATCAAATTAAAAAGTAGACTAGCTAGCGTCAACTAAACAATACGATTAACAGTAGCGTCAAAAGCGCTACTGCTATAACCTTTACTCGCAAACTAATACCCTACAAAGGAATATTACATGAGCGCTATTAGATTAGATATTAAACTCAAGAGACAGGTTTTTGAAGGAAATTCAGAATGTCCTTATTGTCCACATGAGAACATTCATATAATAGCCATGAGAGAAAATCATAGCGTACACGTCAAAAGAGGGGTAAACGACAACCCCACAAATTTTAAGGAATGGGAATATGTTGTCATAGCAGACGGCGAATTGAGGGTAGTTGTCGACGCAGATTGGAATAACATGAGCCATCACTATGAAGTTGTATCTTTTGCGGATAATTCGAATAGCGAACGCGCCTGCTACAACAGAATAGAGCGCGAAGTAAAAGATAATCTAATAACATCACTAAAAAGGTAATATGCAAGAAAAAGAAACAAAAGGGCCGGAACTTCACTTTTCAGTCAAGTTCTCATTCGGGAGGTATTTATACTATCCCGTTAATAAAATAGCTAAGGATGCTCTCAAGATCTTAGGCGCGGGAAGAAAACTCAATAGCTTCACGCGCGATCAAGTCAAGTTCCTCAAGTCGCTTGGCGTAAAAGTACGTGTAGTGGCTGCTGAGGGGGAAAGGTTAGAATCAGTCGAGGATGATTAATATGAAATACATAATCTATTTGAGAGTTTCAACAGACGACCAAGACGTGCAAGCACAAAGAGCGGCTTGCTTAGAGTATATCAAACGCAACGGAGGTGGAGAACACCTTGAATTCTGTGATCAGGCAGTTAGTGGCACGCTTAGGATGGAAGAGCGCGAGCAAATGATGAATGCTATAAACGCTCTCACAAAAGGCGACATCTTTCTAGTTGCAAGGCGTGACAGACTTGGCCGCGACGTCATACACAATGCCATCATTGAAGCGGAAATAAAGAAGAAGAAGTGCAAGCTAGTCACAGTTACGCAAGACGATTCAAACATGGATGCTGGCATGGCTCAAATGATGCGTACTTTAGTTGACGCATTTGCACAGTATGAACGCTACCTCATCAGCCAAAGAACTAAGGCGCGCCTTCAGGAAAAGAAGAAGGTTGGCCAGCGGGTGGGTCGGGTTCCATATGGCTACCGACTCCTTCCCGATGGTATTCACATTGCACCTTGTCCCAAAGAGCAAGCAACTCTAGCAATGCTGCATGAGTGGCAACAGGCGGGTCTATCGTATCGCGACATAGAGAAGATGGCCGAGGAAAATGGTCTTTTAAATCGCGAGGGAAAGAAGTGGCTCCATCGCAACATTTATGGAGTGCTGCATAATCGCGTTCTGGATTATAAATGTACTGTGCAAGCTCCCACGGCTGAAGAGTCTGGCTTGTCTCTTCAACGTGTATAATGGTCTTAGGAAACTCATGATAAAGCTTGATCGACGGCCCGCAACTAACAAGACAGTCATCTTCAAAAAGAACGCCAGTCATGCAATCTAAAATGAACTTGGAGAGGTTATCATAATCAGGTTTCTTCTCATGCTTAAGAAGCCCAACTTTTGCCAATTGCTTCAATTTCCGGCTAAAATAAGATGGAATTGGCATATGAAAGATAAAAGAGACGCGCGGATGCTTGAACATTTCAAAGTCCGGATAGTGCTCGCGCAAATAATTCTGCAAAACCATACGCGTCCAAGCTTTTTCACGCGCATTGGGGTCGTAGTAGATTGTGCGCCTTCCACGATCGGCCGTGCGATGGCGCTTTTGAGGAACAGGAACATCAGGAATAATAATATACATTAAAAAATATGCGTCATTTTAATTTGTTCTTTTATACCATTGCTAAAGTTGTGTTCAAACTGTCCAAGATTTGTAATTATCCTCTCTAGGGTCTTATCCTTCTCAGCCAAATCCTCTAAACTCACGTAATCAGAGAGTAAAGCAATTAAAATCTCGCACATTATTAGACAGGTAAACGCAAACATAGGCATGTCGTCAAAATCTACAACTTCTTGCAAGTATTGATATTTCTTTTTTAGCCCCTCAAGATAATGTTCGGCCGTTTCTGAATTGATTTCCATACTGCTCCGTGACGTTAAAATAGACATGCGTGCCTTCTTTGTCTGTTTCTTCATACACCCCAACAACTTGGCGCTGAGACATCCCCAGTCTATTTGCTTTTTTTATAATATAATCGAGGTCGGACGCTTTAATCCGACCTTGGTATGTAATTGCGTGCTCATCTAACATAAGCGCCTCAGCAATAGTTTTTTAGAAAGAACCGATTGAATAATTCATCGATCAATATTTCCCGCTCTAACATGGTTAGCCAAGATTGATCTTCTGGGCCAAAGTCTTCAGGAACCTTTGCCCTTACTCGTTTGAATTTAGCCCACATATCGTAAAGCTCCCAGTCTGATTTATTAGAGAACTTCGTCTTCTCAATATTCGCGTAATGTCGCGGGTGATCATCTCTCATCATAGCCCCCTAAAATGGCATATCTTCATCGATCTTAACCAATGATTCAGGCTCAAGGTTTGGGTTTTTCTCAAGATAAGCTTCTACAAACTTCATCACTTGATCACGAAATCGCTTTTTAGCCGGCTCATTGTCAAACTCAATGAGTTCCTTGTATTTACGCTCGCCATCTTTTTCGTACATGCGCGACGGCATACCAATCCAGCGTTGCATCCCCTTTTGAAAAATCGTCACTTCTTTAAGCGTCATTTGCCACGGCTTAATGTGCACATCACAAATCGCTAACACGCTTCCTTTTTGAACTGGATTTACATTTTGAATCTCGATCATCTTTAAACTCCTTACTGTAATATTTATTGCCAATATACGTCGCAAATAGATTACTAAATAAAGAAATACTATCACTAGCCATCCTGAATTTTTCGTCTATCAACTCATTCACCTCGGGCATATCTCGCATCACGTTATGAATGTCCTTTATGAGAATGTGAATATTCTTTATATTTTGCAGAACAACAGCGTCTTTATCGTCCAAAATTGTTACCATAATTTCACCAGTCTTTCCGTTTTTCAGCATTAAAACCACAAAACCTTCAAATTTGACCTACAAGCTCGTATTTTTGTTTAGGCGACCATTTTGTCGTCTTTAGCGTTTTGCGAGCTCCTAGGTACCAAAGAATGCGAATTTAGGCCATTCCTGTTTTTAAGTTCGATCTCATTTTGTATTTCTATGGCAAAATCGCGTATCATAGCAAAGGCCATCTTCATTTCGTTAATAAAGTCGTGGGATGGCAAATTGAGTGACACAATGCAAGAGCTAATCCCCTTTGCGAATTTCTTCGGTGGCTTGAGTGTAAAAAATAACATGCTCTTTTCCCTGGATTCGCTATAACTAAATCCAACTTTAACCCACTCTAGATAAGGCCATTTGCTCAACGCTTTTTGCTGGAAATTTTTAATCCAAATCTCTGCAAACCTTAAATTTTTTTCATAATCAGATTGTGACATTTATATTATACAACCTCAGCATGTTAGTGAATTGCTCGTCAAAGCTTGAGTCCTTAAAATAAACTTCCTTCTCTCCTACACCCTGGCGCCAAAAATAAACCTTGTGCGGTGCTATATTGCATTTAGCCGAGTTGTAATATTGCCCATCCTGAAACTTTGCCATTACCCGTTTGCGGTTCGCCTCTGCCCTATCTTTGCTTTCTTCGATAGATGGGCTGCCCCCTTTTCGACTCTGATAAGCGGCGCGATTAACCGCCTCTTCGTTTGCGCGTTTAAACCAATTATTCAGGAATTGGCGCCACTTTTTTTTGGATTTAGCTTTCGATTGATTAGATAGACACCACTCGCTTGCCCGCTTAATTTCTAAGTCGAGATTAATGGCCGGATAAAGCTCTTTCCAAGTTTGCTTATCTTTGTCTGAAATGTTTTCAAAAGAATTAGAATCGAATGAAAAAGAAATTTCTGTAATTGCTGTTCGAAGCGCCGAAGGCGGCTGAGAACTAGATTTGTTTCTGATATTATACGTTATGTTACGTTTTTCGGATTCGGCCGAAGTGCTCGATGGGAATACTTCGTTAGAAGTATTCTTTATATATTCTTTCTTTATTTCATTATTCTTTAGTGGTTGCTTGATGGTTGCTTGATGGTTATTTTGTTGGGTTTTGTTTTCTGGATTTATGTCACAAAACTCTGTTCCTAAGATAGTTGCAATCGTTCCTTTGTTGGTTTTTTTGGTGGTTATCAGATGGTTGGTTTTTAAACGCAAAAGAGCAGATCGATAGCGCTGTCGTGTCAAACCACAAGACTCAAAATCACCAACTAAAGCTTGATTTGGTTCAAGTCCGTGGCGGTTATATTTGTTCTTTTTACGAAGCGCGCGAAACATTATTTGCGACATAAGTAAGTAAGCATCGGGATCGGCTTCTAGTAAATCTTCGGCTGCGCGCTGAATTTGAATAAAACCGGCCTTAGGTGAAAAATCACCTTTGTATGAATTCCCATTATCTGTTAACATTGGCTCATCTTTTGTTGAGTCTTTTTGCCGAGTTGTCCGCTCGGCATTTTTATTTTCTATCTCTTCTTTAAATTGTACGATTGCCATAAAGTATTCTCCTTAAGCACATTTTTGCTTTTTATTTTCATAGTATTTTCGATTCTTGTTTGCTCGATACTCTAATAGCTTATCTGGTTTTTCGTTTTTCAGCCTCTCGTAATTCCTGCGGTTTCTCTCATGATATTCCGCTGGATTGGTATCATATCTAATCAGCCATGTTTTATTGGCTTTTTGATGCTCAACCACTTGGCGGCTTTTGCATTCTTTACAATCAGTTCGTCCAGAATAAAATTCTAATGTGCTCTTTATCTCGTGGCATTTGGAACATTGCTTCATACGTGATCCTTATTTATGCAAAAGATCTCGTTATTCTCAGCGTCTAGAAAATACCCATTCACTCGAATAGCAATATGACTTCCGTCTTCTGTTGAAGTTACAAAGCCACCCCTTTCTAAAAATCTAAGGGGCCTATCTTCTATATCCTTGATGGCAAACACCCCTTGAACAGCGTGATATACAGAGCAAAGATCCAGCCACATTCTAGCGGCTCGCGTATCTCTTTTTGCTATTTCTTCAAAACAGTGGTTGCAACAAAGAAAGGCCTCACTCATCTTGATCCTCTGGCCAAAATAAAGTGACAGCTACTCCCCCGTTAAATGGATGCCATTCTAATAAATTCTCGCGCGCTAAGGCTTTGAGATCATTGCGAAATTTTGTACAACTCTCTGACATATCAATGCTTATGGTCTCTTCTGAAAAAAAGACTTTACCATTTTTGTCAGCTCTATTTATACATTGCAAATATGTAGATATGGCACGCGGGCAGTGGCGAGAAAGAGCGCCTAAGACTTCCTGGTTGATGAATGCAAAAAAATCCATACTTTTTCCGTTATAGGTATGGACAAAAACACTCAGGAAAGCTATTATCTAAGATGTGTAACGTCTTAGATGTCGCTTTTTTCTTTCCTGAGCGCATCGCCCGTGAAAACCCGAGCTCGCAACTCGGGTTTTTATTTTTAAACTCGCTTTAAAGACCATCAAAATATTAATTTTTCCTGATTTTGTCACCTCAAATTTGAGATGCCATCCTCAGCCATTTTGAATTATAAAAAAGTCTTTACATTTTTTTCTAAAACATTTCATCGTAACATATTGAATGTAAATCATTTGTGCTATATCATTTGTTTAAAAAAAAACTTACATTTTTTTGCCATTGGGATCATAAATGCTAAACGTTTTTATGGAGATTTTTGACGTTTTTGGGTGGCGTGGGGTAGTGTTTGTCATCACATTCATCCTATTAACCATAGCCGCTATAGTCGTAATATGTCGCATATAGATTCAGAGAAATACACGCGCGTTACTGAGATACTTTACCCATTTAGTGGCTTAGACAATGTTAACGAGCTAATTCTGGAGCGAGCAGCAACCAGAGGAACTCGGGTGCATGCTATCTGCGAGTCCATCATATGCGGCGTTGGTGAATGGGATGTAGAAGATAGCTTAAAAGGTTATGTGGATTCATTTAAAAAGTGGTGGGGCGATGGCAAGGAAGTCGTGCTTATGGAAAAGCGCTTCTTTTGCGATGAATTAATGGTCACGGGGCAAATAGACCTCCTCCTAAAAACAGATGCTGGCCTTGTAGTATGCGATCTTAAAACTTCATCCAAGCAAAGTCGCACATGGCAAGTTCAAGGATCTGCCTACTATTATCTAGCAAAGCAGGCAGGTTATGATATCCAAGGCATTCAGTTTGTAAAACTTAATCGCTACGGTCATGCCGCAAAAGTCTACGACTATTCTCCCGACATTCCCTTTTTCAAAAAATGCGTAGATGTGTATAAATATTTCTTTAAATAAATGATTAAGGTATTATGGATCAGCAACTAGCAATCGTAAAACAAGAGACCGCAAAAGCACTAGTCCCATCCGACCATGAGATGATGGTTTACCACACGATGGCGAAACAGGCGGCTAATAGTAAAATGTACAAAGGAATCGGAGATGAATCTGGTATTGTGGTCATTATGCTTGCTGCTCGCGAGCTTGGAATACCGCCGATGCAGGCGCTCAATGGTGGACTCAACATCATCAGCGGAAAAGTGGAAATCTCCGCTCGGATGATGACCGCTCTTATTCGCAGAGCTGGCCATAGCTTGCAAGTGAAAAAGCTCGATGACAAAGAATGCGTGGTAATAGGGAAACGCTCAGACAATGGCGACACCATTACCGCCAGCTATAGTATCGAGGAGGCAAGGCAAGCTGGCCTTATCAAATCCGGAGGTGGATGGGTTAAGAATCCTAAAGATATGCTGTTTGCCCGTGCTGTCTCTCGCGTGGCCCGTCAGTTATTCTCAGATGTGATTGGCGTAGGATACATAGAAGGCGAAATCCCTCGTGGCGGTGACGTAGAATTTATTCCAGTTGTAGAGTCTGTATCAGAGGTAGAAGTTGTTGAGCAGAATGTAGATTCGGTTGCCTTTTTTCTAGATAAGTTCAATGACAAAGAAGAGCGCGCAAACTGGTTAGAATACATTCAAGCGGTCTCAGATCATTTTAAATGGACGAAGGAACAGACTGTAGAGAACTTTGTTAAAGATTTTCCCGCTACAGAGAAGAAATTCATCAGTTGGCTAAACAAGAAGAAGTAAAATGAATCCAATAATACCAGAGGCGCGTGTTGCGCATTACAATTTCACTCCTCATCTTTATAGTCGCGCTAGAAAAATTAGAATTAAAATGAAAGAATCTCAGCAAATACGAAACAAAAATTACACACAAATAGGAGATAAATTGACCATGAAAGGAATGATTATAAAGGCTATTTTATTCATATCATTATGTTTTGCAGCTGTTATAGTGCTACTCGCCTCTTGTACGCTTAGCTTTCAAAATATTGACACTCACGGCACTGCAACAGACCTTGTAGATGAGAATATGAGTACTGATGCTCAAGTGTCCCCAAACATCGAAGCCCCAATTGTTGATCTGCCAGTAAACTAAATACAAAACGGATGAGAGAGTGAACATTGTCACTCTCTATATATCGCCTTTTTCATCGTCTAAGATTAGCCTTAAACAATTGTTGTTTTTCTCAACTTTTTCTATTTTCAATCCCCTTAAACCAAAATCATTTGCCCACATCATTAATGTTGAAAGCATCTCATTAGGGGGATTGGGAATATCTCTAATCTCACAACTTGAAAACTTAGTCATAATAACTTAGAAATCCCCGCTATAAGTATACTCTAATGTCACCTGCGTCTGATCTGATGATTTAAATTCCACAAAATCAGCTCGCTCCAAAAGAGTTGTCATTGTTTTATTTTCACGACTTGCTCTTGCCTCAACAATCAGATCTAACGTTTGTTCATTGAAGCCACCGAGAACCGTAAACAACTGAACTCCTAAATGGTAACTGCCGTAAGTTGGGTCTTCAACGGAGATATCCCCGAGATTTACCCTCTTTTGTTCGTTGGCATCAACTACCCCACCATTGAATATACGTCCGTCAGGTGTTGCAACAAAAGGCACTACCATAACCCCGGAAGTTGGTGTTTTCTCTAACTCTATAAAAAAATTAAAGTTCAAAGAAGCACCCTCATCCACAATAAAATTAGCCCCTCCATCTTCTCCTCGCGAGCCCTTGTCACCTCTAGGGCCTTTAAGTCCTTGAGGGCCAATCTTTACCTTGTCGTGCTTGCAAGAACCAATTAAATAGCCACTTGTAATTCCTGAGGCTATTCCGAGTAATGTTCCTGCACTAAAATGCACAACCTCTTCTCCGCGATTTCTAATACCAACTAAACGATCCTTTGCTGGTAAATTAGATGCGCAGATAATAGATGCCAAAAGCAAACCGAAAAACCGTTTCATTTATGCCTCGATTATTTTTTCTTTTTCTTAACCTTGCTCGTTAAAGCCTTTTTCAATTTCTTATCTTCCCTAATAGATTCTTTTGCCTCATGAATATCCTCTTTTAGGTGCTTGACAACTTTTTTTGTTCCGTTTTTCATTTCTTTTTTCCTTTCTTTTTTGTTTTACCTGCTTTACTCATTGCGATTGCGACACTCTGCTTTTCTGGATAACCCTCATGGCGAAGTGTGCGGATATTTGAGCTAATAGACTTTTGGCTAGAGCCCTTTTTGAGTGGCATAAATCTCCTATAAACATAGAATCAGACAAAAGTTGTAATTGCGAGGAGCATTCTCAACCTGCATATTAGTGGTCTCCCCTGTGTGCTTACCAGTCACATAGCTAGTAGAAGATGGGAGTGCATAGTTAGTTGAAATCAGCAAAGCCGTTGAACTGTTGGTGTAGTCGCCATTATTTACTGTATACGTAAGCGCAGAGCTGCCGGTAAATGGAATAGAGCATCTCCACTCTCCGGATCCCGTATGAGCGGTGATGGCTAGATTCACATTTATATAAGATCTATTGCCAATGCGCTGATATCTACCAACTCGATCTACATATGTACCCGTTCCAGATACCACGGAGCCTGTAATGGTTGGATTAAATGTTCCTTCTTCAAAGATCTCCAATTTATTAGAAGTTGACGTCCCACTTGATCCGCCTGAGGTGTTAAATGTAATTCCAAAACCCGATGGCATCACCTGACCCGTTGAATCCCAATAAACCGTATCATTGGTTCCAAGTGTGGTTGAGCGCGAAATCTTAAGCCTGTCTGAATCGCTATTATCTACCCCGAATGCCCAACTAGTGCCTCCAGAGATCTCAAATGTGGCAAAAGAGTCACCTGCGGAGGTTCCTGCAACATCTAGACGCAATTGCGCTTGGCTTGAAGCTGTGTTCGATGTATTGGTGACGCGTAAAATCTCAGTATCACCACTACTAGTGCTTTGAAATGTAAAATCTCCCGTAAAAGGAGATTCCATATCTACTGTCACATTATTAGAGGCTCCACTTGTTGCTATGCCATTGCCGCCAATTACGTTAATAACACCACCCGATGGAGTAGCGCTCCCAGAATCGGTAACATAGCTATTGGTAGTAGCTGAACCTGAAAGGGTGACAAATCCGCTTGCGACAGAGAAATTCGCCGAAGAAAAAGATGCTATACCCTTATTCGCTAATCCTGCACTTGCGCCGGCTGTGGCATCTTCCCCGCTGATAGTGACGATATTTGTTGCGCCGGCTGTATCTATCCCTTCACCGCCAATAAACTGAAGAATTCCGCCAGAAGGAGAAGCGCTTCCAGAATCTGTCTGAACGGTATTAATCCCGCTAGGGGCTGTAAGGGAGACGAATCCAGACATCACGGTAAAGTCTGCGCTATTAAATGAGCAGATCCCCTTATTAGCTGCGCCAGATGATGCCGCAGCAGTTGCGTCCTCTCCAGAAATGGTGATGGTGTTTCCGCTTGCAGAAGTGTCCATCCCCTCGCCGCCAATCACATTCGTGATATTATTAGACGGCGTGGCGCTTCCGGAATCTGCTTGATAGGTCTCTGTCGCGGCTGATCCTTTGATTGAAACCGTACCTCCGGAAACCACAAAGTCATTGGAATTAAATTGAGAAACACCTTTTGTACTATCTGTCGCATCTGCAACCGTGACCTGAATAGTATTAGTTCCGGGAGTTCCCGCGGTGGAGACGCCTTGGGAGCTATTGCCGGTGATGTTAATATTTCCTCCTCCATCGGGGGAAATTGTTCCGCCACTATTGCCTGTTAGAGCTTGAAGCAATGATGAACCCGGCGAGCTAAAGAGGTTCCATGTCGCCTGATTGCTAGATAAATCTACAAGAACATAAGGGTCGTTATTAACCGTATCAATCCAAATAGTAGAGAGTGGGAGTATTTTACCATCTCGGGGGTCTCGAATATCGTTGACCGTTGGCGCACGAGGCACTTTCAACGATTTTACCAAATAGTCCTGAATGCCTATATAGTCTCTTGGATTGACTGGGCTAACCATTACTTCACCTTTTGACGATGTTTTTCGGCCTTTTCTTCTATTTCAGCCTGTGTAAGGCCGGAAGCAGAAACTAAACTCTCCATATATTGCGCGTAGCGATTAATTAACTCTTCCCTGCGCGCATCATCTCCATGTCCACTCTTTTCATCTTGCAATCGGCAAATTAGATCTAACTCTTCGTTTGGAATGTAGGCGTCCTTTCTACTGTTGACAAAACGCTTTACCCCTGCCCAGTGCATATTAGACCGATGATTAGCAATGGGAACATAGATGGGATCTTGCTCCTGAACTAAAACCTTGACTTTATTAAAGACGACATGATTTATTATGTGCGGATTTGATTCAGAACAAATGCATTCGATAGCTCTTAGGCATTTATCATCAAATTCGAAAGAAATATTTTTACCTGGGTGCATTGACTTGAAAAAGTCTTGCGCTTCAAAAAAATCCATGTTTACCTCTAGGGGCTATGTACAAACTCTTTTTAATTCTAATTTTCTGTTTAATAACTCAAGTTTCTTATTGTGAACCCGCCAACCAACCACTCATTACACGCGTCTATTTCGATCATCACAGCTATATTTGCTTTGATGGCAAGTTCTATATTCACGACCCGGACTGTGGATGCGATAATGAATACACAGGCGCAATAATAAAAAACGATGGCTCCATAAAAGAGCACATACGGTTATATAGATTGCCTAACGACCCCTATCATTAACCTCTCTTTCTCTTTGAGACCTGTTTTTGTATTCAGGCTGAGAGAAGATTAACTCAGCAAGTTCTTCGTCGTCGGTAGGAATCATTTTAATTCCTGCTGCCCTCAATTTTGGCTCCCATTCTCTCTTAATGCGCTCAAAACACCTTTCATATTTGTGCATAAGGATATATTCCAAGCGCCTATGCATATCTTCTTCAAAGATTTCCGAATGAATATCATTTTGAATAACTCTTTTCTGTGTTTCAGAGAGAGAAAATATCTCCTTTCCATCAACTGACACTTTCATTTTCACCTCTTCAAACTGATTAATTTCTTTAGTAATGGCACATACTTCATGATTTGCGTGCTACGTTTTTGATTCATTTCCTTATTTGCATTCAAAATAGCATCAGCATTTTCTCCCCAATTTTGTCTGCGTGGGATTTTGTAATTTTTCAAATAGTATTCATCTCTAGTCCAGTAGTGATTAATACGCAGCTTATCTACTTGTACATAGGGACTTTTAGCACCAGGGAATGGAATCTTATCTGAGCTAACCTGATGCATTCCTGTGAAAATGGGGGTATGAGGATCTACAAAATTAACAATAAGGTCAGGTTTTGAAATGGTTTTTACATGAAGATTACCCGCATAATCTTTGGGAGCGCAACGAATTAGCGTTTCAATCAAGAGTTTGTTTTTAGGAATTTTTTCTACATTAGACGTCCCAAACATTTGCCAATTCACCCCGATTCCAGGGCAATCTTCATAGTCCCTTAGGACATCTTTGAGATAAAATGCCTTAACAGGAAACAGGAACTCATCAATATCTAAAAATGCCACCCACTTAGCAATACCGGCCACATTTTTAGCACAGTCTAGATAAACATGACATTGGAGCCAATTGAAGTTGTTAACAAATAGATGCTCGCAATCTTTGTAGGCATCCATATTGCCTATAGTTACATCTCCACGGTCAATATATGACTTAAGAACCTTTAAATAATTATCTGAGCTATCATGGTTATAAAGATAAAAATGTTCGACTCCAACAAGCTTATGAAATTCGATCCATTCTTTTAGATAAGGAGCTTCATCTTTAAAAATGGCGCAAATGGCAATTTCATATTGATACGCATGCATGAAATATGGGAAAAAAACAATTAGGCAATAAAGCAATCTTGCTAACATAAATTCAATCTCCGTTTTTCCCAAACAAAATAGACATCTTATCCCTTTCTTAACAAGCCAAATAACCACCAAAGAATGTATCGCCACTACCCCCTACGATGTCCGCTGTCTTAGTACTGCCGCTAAGAGTTGTTTGGACAATTGCCGTGTCAGCAGCATCCATATCAGCAAAAGCGCTTCCGTTAATGGAGAGTCCAGATGCAGTTTCTTTTACGTTATTAGGATTGCAGATGATTACTTGATAGGAAGCATTAGATGTACTTATCACCATATTTCCAAAATTGCTGGCCGGAACCTCTTGAAATCTAATAGTGCTAGTTAGAAAATATCTTCCCGTAATTGGAGCTGTAAACGTATCAGATGCAAAATCTCCATTCTGATCAAATACCTCAGTATTAAAATCAACGCTTACTGTTGTTCCATCTCCCGTAACATTCGAATCTGTCGCTGAGTTATAGGCTAGAAATGCGGGCTGCAAAGGATAACGAATCTCCCCCGCAGTTGAGGCTCTCATGATGTTTGTAGTTCCCGGTGTACTAGAAGCGGAGATAACAAACGCATCGCTATCGCTATTATCTAAACCCCAAGTCCAAGATTGCCCTGCATTTATCGAAGCTCTATAATAAGCATCGGAGGCGGTAGACCCGGCCACCTGAGCATGATAAAAAGCCGTCGCAGATGCTGTGTTGGATGTATTGGCAACGGTCGCCGATAAAGAACTCCCAGAAACAGAGGCGCTAATAGAAAGATTTCCTGTGTCATCCTCGGTGATTACACCATCTTGAATTAACTTTCCGGTGGTTAAATCGAAACGAACAAGTGCATTATCGGTTGAAGAACCTGGGCCTGTTACATCTCCAGCCCCTGCTGGAGTACCCCAAGTGCCATCTCCTCGCCAGAATGTTGTTGCAGAGGCGCTAGTGCCACTATTAAGATTAGCTACCGGTAGGTTTCCTGTGACGCCATTAGCTAAATCAACCTGCGCCCACGCCGGGTTATTGTCCGTTCCCGTATTAGACATATATCTGGTCGCATTTGTGTCTTTAGCTAATTTTGCTAGAGTATTAGCTGCGGAAGAGTAAATGATGTCTCCCTGAGTATAAGTGCTTATCCCCGTTCCGCCGTTTGTGGCCACAACAGGGGTCTCTAAAGTCACGGTGACCGTATTTCCTGGGCTTTGACCTGTGACATTCATCCCTGTTCCACCAGCAAAAGTGATCTGGCCTGTACCATCTGGGGTAACCGCTGGGGCGCCGTCGTCGGTCAAAATAGTATCTATGGCAAGTCCAGCACCTGTCAGGCCAATAGTGATAGATCCCGAACCGTTTGTGATAGCAATGCCGGTTCCTTCGGTCAGTGTTGCCAAAACAGGTGAATTCCCGCTGCGACCGATTACTAGCTGTCCATTTGTCGCTTCGCCTAAAACTTGAAGCGCAGATGATCCATTTCCATAAATTAAGCCATTAGCAGTAAAAGAAGACACGCCGGTTCCCCCGTCCGCAACTGCTAGAGGAGTAATACCTGTAATTGAGCCGCCTGTAATCGAGACCGAATTCGCATCCTGAGTTGCTATCGTACCAAGGCCAAGGTTCGTTCTAGCTCCTGGGGCTGTTGTAGCGCCAGAGCCCCCACTTGTAATAGGGAGCGCAACAGCCAAGGATAACGTGCCGCCATCGGATAAAATAGCATTGCTATCTTGAACCAAAGCGCCAGTTGTACCATCCCATCGAACTAAGGCGTTGTCTGTGGAGGAACCGGGGCCGACAACATTTCCGCTGCCGCCCCCCCCGTCCACTCGGTCAAAATTTGGAGGCAAAGGATTATATCTATATGCCATTTAGAACCTAAAAATAAGTTGCTCTATCATCCCAAACATAGGTAAAATTTACGCCATCGTTCGGCAATTGCTGACGAGTCGGTGATTGCGCAGAATATGTAATCTTAACTATGAACCACTCCGGATCAGATGTCGCAACGCCTGGGCGCCGCGAATATCCGATGTAGATTGGGTTTCCATCGCCATCGTTTTCCATCCTCTGCTCTAAGAACATGGTCACACTGGCATTTACATCTAAGTTGCTATAGTCTTTAACTTTCTGAACCATTTGCACCCTCTTTTATTATGCTGTGTAGTAATAAGCCCAAGTGGTTCCATTAGAATAAACAACTGCTCCCGAATAGGCCGCAGACAGAACTTTTGTCGCAGCAGCCGCGCCGCCGCCGACTAAGTTAGTTCCGCCACCGTTAATTGTAATGTTGTTGACCGCAGCCGTACCGCCCATATCTTTAATCACGAAAGATCTTCCAGCTAAGGCAGTCGCAGCAGGAAGAGTTACGGTTACTGCACCCCCGCTTGTATCGACGGAGAGGAAATAATCTGTTCCAAGGACAGTGTAAGGAGAAGCTGCGTTGTTAACCGCGGTGACCGGAATCACTACCCCCGTTCCAATTCTTAAACCGCCCGTTCCCGCATCTAATTGCAGGGCAGAAGCGGCGCCTGAGGCATTAATGACAATCGCATCTGTGACGTTCTCGGTGGCCGTAATATTGATTGAGCTTCCTGTTGCGGTGATATCAATGTCTTCACCCGCAGCGGCTCCGGAAGCGGAAATGTCTATTCCACCGGCTGTAGATATGATTGTGATGGAGTCGGCTGCACTCTCTGTTGCGCTGATATTGACTGATCCGCCTGTGTTGACGATATCGATGTCTTGTCCGGCAGCTCCTGTGGCCAAAATATCGATCCCCCCCGCTCCGGCGCTTACAACAATCGCATCAGCTGCATCTTCTCCGGCAGTCAAGTTGAGGCTTCCCGCGCTCGTGCTAACCGTGAGATCAAAAGCTCCTGTAACAGTGAAGTTGGAAGCGGCGGCGGAATCTAAAGAAATAGCTCCTGTTGTGTCTACTGCGATGCCCCCGGTTCCGGCATCCACATCGATACCCCCACCCGCGTTGCTTGCGTTGATTCGTACAGCTGTGGCGGCGGCTTGTGCTGAGTCGATATTAATTTGAAGAGCAGCATCAAGGTCAAATCCACCTGTACTGTCTACATTAATCGCATCCGCAGCAGCTTCCCCAGCGTTTAAATTTAAACTTCCGGCTGTAGTACTCACCGTCAAATCAAAAGCACCTGTGACGGTAAAATTAGAGGCTGCGGCTGAATCTAGGCTAATCGCTCCAGTTGTATCGGCTATGATACCACTTGTACCGGCATCGACGTCAATTCCTCCGGCCGCGTTAGAGGCTACAATATTAATCGCATCGGCTGTGGCTAAACCACCGGTTAATGTAATACCCCCGGCTGTGGATGTAAGACCAATGCTTGCCGCGTTTGTACCCTGCGCGCAAGTTACTGTAATTCTTTCAGATGTGCCTCCGTTGGTTCCAATGGTAATAGCACCCGCGTCGTTTTCGGTAGCGGAAATGTTAACGCTAGATCCCGTGGCAACAATATCAATATCTTCTCCAGCAGCTGCGCCAGAGGCTAAAATGTCAATACCCCCCGCTGTGGATTCAAGCTTTATAGAATCTGCGGCACTCTCTGTTGAGGTAATGACTACAGATGATCCGGTTGCCGTTACTACAATATCCTCTCCGGCAGCAGCTCCAGAGGCTAAAATCTGGATACCGCCCGTAGTTGAGGTAATAACAATTGAATCCCCGGCGTTTTCGGTGGCTGTGATATTGACGGACGATCCAGTGGCTACGATGTCAATATCTTCTCCTGCGGCAGCACCCGTGGCGAGAATGTCAATCCCTCCGGCTGTACTTGTCAACTTAATAGAGTCGGCTGCGCTTTCTGTGGATGTGATGTTAACGGATGAGCCTGTTGCTATAATGTCGATGTCCTCACCGGCGGCCGCGCCACTTGCTAAGATATCTATACCTCCGGCAGTAGCTTCAACGAGAATAGCCTGGGCATTGTTTCTGCTTGATGTGATACTTGCGAGTAGGGCAGAGTCCATATCAATACCACCCGCAGCCGAAACGATAGTCACGGCATCGGCAGCAGCCTCTTCGGCATTTAATACGACTCGGCCAGCAGCACTGGACAGGGTTAAATCTATTCCTGCGCCTGTTACGCCAAAACTAGATGCCGTATCAGATGTTAAGGCAATAGCAGCGCCTGAGGCTGTGGCTGTTAAGGTTGTAAAAGCCGCTGTGCTAGGAGTTGTGCCCCCAATAGCTGGCGGAGCAGCAAATACAGACGGGAGGTTTGATGGAATAACGAATGTATTTGTATTGACAACACCCGCCACAGCCTGGGCGTTAGTGGCCAAAAATCCAATACCCTTACTACCTGTTGTCGCATCAGGAGCGCCCGCAATCGCAACGGCTGCAACACCTGCCGGCGTAGTAGCTATCGTCTGCGAGGTTCCGGCTAATGTCTCAGCAACAGTGGCCAATCTAACTTTACCTGCCTCTGTTGTGCTCGCATCAGGCATTAAATCATCCACAGATGTTGCAACATCCTGCGGCGTCATAATCAAATCATCTCTTGTCCCCGCCACCGCCTCTGTATCTGTCGCGAATCTTGCTAACCCAGGCTTTGTCTCTGTCGCGGCCTCTCCTGTATAACCTAATTTACTTGGAAACTTAACCATAACCCACCGTAACTTGTTTAAAATTATATATTTACAGTTAAACAGTGGTGGGGTAAAACAGATAGGTGTATATACCCATAGGAGACAATATTATGGCCTCTGATCCCTACATAAAAATCAGCCTCAATGTAAGCCCAAGATTCTACAAGCAGCTTAAGATCGAGTGCGTTTTGAAGGAGATGACTATGACAGCCTTTATCAAGCAAGCGATTCAGGCTAAGATAGATGCGGACAGGAAAGATAAAAAGTTAAGTGGTTGGTAATCAACGTGCTTGTTTTTAAACTACTAGATAAATTACAATGAGATTAAAAGCCGATGTCACCGAAAGGGCCGATTTATGAATTGGAATGATTTTGTTACAATAATTCTGCCACTAGCCGCTTTTATAGGAGCTGGATTCGCTTGGATTTATAACAGGCTTGATAAAAAGTTTGACAAGATTGATAAAAAGCTTGATGAATTATCAGTTAAAATCGATAAAACTGAAGCCAAATTAACTGCTAAGATAGATTCTAAGTTAGAACCTATCATTCATTCTATAAATGATTTAGATAAAAGGATGTATGGAATTGAAACAGTACTTCACATGAAAGACTGCTGCGTTCTTAAGCAAGATCAAAATCTTAGAAAAGCTGAGTAGGTGATTTATGCATATTGGTTTTGCTGGCTTTTTATTAGTTCTTATTTTAACTATTCTTTTTCCTGAGTAGGCATTCCTGATGTTATTGCGATTTCCTCAATAACATCTCTCATTTTCCTTTCAAATAGGGATAGATTTCTATCTTTAGCAGCATGTGCCGCCTGGATAAGGCGCTGTCTAAACTTTGGACTTGTATAAGTCTTGGCTAGTAGGGCTGGTGTAGCGAAGACTGCACCGGTCGAAAGCATTGCAGAAACATCTCCAGATAGAGCGGCAGTAATACCACCAACTAGTTTAGCCAACTTAATACCAGACGATCCTTCTTTCATTATAGAAGCTCGTGCCTTAAGCAACTCACCACCATTAACGAGATGTTTCGACAAAGACTGTAATTGCTCTATGGATTGTTTTTGAGTTGGAGTTAGTAGCATATCTGCCCAAGTTGCCACTTCTGGATTATTAAGTAGATCAAGAAACTTCTCAGGCTTAAATCCTTCTTTGCGCGAGTCTAGAATCACTTTAGAAAACAGCTCTTCAAATTTAGCCTGATTCAAGTCTTTTAGAATTTCTTTGCCACCAGGATAATTATCTAAGACGTTGCGCACACGCATGTAATCTTCTGGTGTTTTCATAAACTTGAGAACTTCTGCACCACTTTGAGAGTTTCTGATCTTAGATATCACCTTAAATCCAAATTCATTCTCTCTAAAATGCTTAAATTCATGGTCGATCTTCTTTAGCTCTTTATACACTTCCGGATGCGATTTTTGGAGTGGTTCAATACTATCATTAACCGCATTTGGCAGTTTAAGCTTAAGTCTTCTTGTACCTTCCAGATTCTTAGCTTTTCTATATACTTGATTAACTGCCGATCGAAGATTGATGAGATCTGGTAATGTCTGCTCTTTTAGAACACGTTCGGTAACTTGCTTGGGCTCTAAAAGCATGGTTTTGGGATTAAATTCATACTTACTCTTAATTGTTGTTTCGTATAGTTGATCCTCTATAGGCTTAACCATACTTAAAACTTCATTTGTCTCTGTAGAACCTGGCTTTACATTAGCTTTTAACTCATCAATCGCATTTGCTAGTGGCTGCGGCTTAGTTTTAAAATCAGGTGCAGATTCTTTAACTGTGTCGTACAAGTCATTAAATTTGGATGTATTTTCTTTATAAACGCTATTAAGAAAGTTTGTAGTATCCGCACCAGTCTCAATAGCTTTTTGATAGGCTTGTCTCACATCTTGGGAAACATTTTCCATGAAAGCTTCCGAAAACTCCTTATTGAGCTGTCCAAGCCAGTTTCCTCCAACACTTTTATTGCGCATAGCCAGCGATTCAATCTTCTTTACAGGCGTACTTTCCAATATACCAGTCAATGGCACATTCACCCTTTGCTTAAGAGCGTTTTCTAGTACCTGTTCGCCGCCTTGAGTAAAGGGTGAATTTTTACCACTCTTAAACATCATCGAGGCATTAATGGCGGCTTGTCTTGGATTGAGCATAGAAGACAAAAGCGTTGGTAAGAAAGCACCCGCAACCCCACCTGCCAACTGGCCACCTTGTCCATAACCATAATCCTTAGCTATCTCAGATCCTAAACCCGCCCCAAAATCAGCAGCTAAGCGAGCGGAAGTTAAAGCTTGACCGCCTGGCAGTCCAAAACCACCAACGAAGAATTCTGATCCCCTTTCTAATGCTCGTTCTGGAAATGATTGTGGCTCGTATCCCGTCTGCTCCTTGTAGAGTTGAGATATCGCCTCTGGAGGTCTTTCCCTTGTTAATTCTCCAGTGTCAGAAATATAACGCGGGCCTTCACCGGTTCCCATGTAGTCTGAGCCACCTTGAAACATATTACCAATAAAATCTAATCCTCTAGCAGTTCCAGAACCAGCGGCTTTAAATGCAGATTCTAAACCCTGTTCTAAAGCATTAGGCTCAGGAGAAAAGACAAAATCGTATAACTCATCCAAGAAAGATTTTTGCGGCTGTTGTTGGGGTGGAGCTTCGGTTTTAGGAGTCTCTGTCTCTAATTTAGGCTGCCGGCTTAAGAAGTCTTGTTTCTTATCAGCTTTAGGCGCCTCTTGTGGCTTTTCTTCAATCGCTATCTTTTCAGGCTCTTTCTTTACAGGTACTGGCTCTTCATTAAGAACAGCCGCATTTGACTCTTCCTTTGGAGATTGAACCTTCACAGAACTTCTTTTTAAGAACTCTTCTTTAGACAGCTTTGCCATTATATTCTCCTAAAGCCAAATTCTTTTTCCGCCTCTTTAGCATCTTCTTTATTGATTAAATGTCTCTCGCCACTTTCAGGGTCTTCCATCCATACGCCCATTACCTTTCCATCATCATCGAGCGCCATCACATCTAGAGCACCCCTTTCAAACTCCTGAGCCAACGGACTCTTAGATAATTCTTCCCTGACTCGGCTTTCAAAATCAATCGGGGCAAATCCGCCATTTTCTTTTAGAATACGATCGGCCACCTTCTGTTTCTCAATGCTCATTTTATCATAAGTCTCAAGGAAGTCTATAATGCGGCGGTTGGCTTCCTCAGTCTTATCCGCAGAAGGAACCTTATCCATCACAAGCCTTAAGTCAGCATCAGATAAGCGCACACCGAAATCGTTTTTAGCACCTGTAATGGCGTAATATGTCTGAGCCCTAAACTCTTGGTTCTCGGGGGTCTCAATCCAATTCCCTATGGCCGTTCCTCTAATTCCTGGCGCGCTAGCAACAACGTTTCTCCAATTACCAGGCCCGACTTTCTTAGTGGCAAGCCCCTTCTTCATATTGGCAAACGCATGCAAACGCTTCTTAGATGTCTCGACATCTTCGGCAATCTTCTGCCTAAAGTCCTTTGACAGGTTATGAACTTTTAACTTATTATCAAAGCCTGCCTCTGAGTTCTCTTTCTGCTTTTGGCGAATGTCCACTATGCGCTTGGCATTTACAGGATCAAGGCCCTGATCTAATCCGGCCTGGTAAAGCTCGGTGTCGGACATCTCGTTAAATTTAGGATTAGATAGAAGTGTTTGAGCAGCCTCGGAAGCATCTTGTAACTGTTGTTGCTTTTGTTGAGTTTTCAACTGCTGATTCAAGTTCTTTTGATACTGAAGGATTTCGGCGGGAGTTGCGCCCGCTTGCGCAAGCCTCTCATCCATCGCAGAAGCAGTCTTCTTTTGACGCTCTTTTTCACTCTCTTCCTTTTGAAGAGTGTCTAGCGCCTCAAATATCTGTGCCCGCTTTTGCAGTGGAAGGTTGCCATGAGAAGTAAGACTCTCCCTCAAGAAATCCGTGCGCGACATCCCAGGCTTGTATTTATCAATAATACCCTTAACCGCATCCCGCTCCTGCTCTTGCTGAATACGCTTGCCAAAATTTTCACCAAACCCCTTAAATGCTTGAGTGAATGGGCTTTCCCCAAAATCAACAACTTGTGCTTGTGGCATTTTATCCCCCTATCATCTGCATAAACATCTGCGCAAGTTGATTAAATCCTTGCGTTGGATCTTGACCACTGTTAGCCATGCCGGACATAAATTGATCAAACGCACGCGGCTGCGGTTTTTGGTATGCAAAGGTCTGCATATTCAGGATTTTATTCACTGCATCCATACGACGATCTACTGAGTTTTGCTGGGCATCGTACATCATTTTGGCAAGCTGAGCATTGAGATTATTTTGAACATCTGTGCCCGCTTTTGATAGTGCACCCCCAAGGTAAGAACTATTCTGTAGATTTTGTCCACGAAAAGCCCCTGTAATTCCAGGAACCATCTCTTCTTGAAACTGCTGATAAGCCGGCTGGGCAAAGTTTTGATTGAATACATCCTGTAATTGATCAGGATCCCATCCAAAAGTATCCCCAAATTGGCCGCCTTGGCCCATAAGACCTTTCATGTATTCATTATAAAGTCCCTTTTGCTGCTTATCTAAAGTACTTAGCTTTTTAGGTTTTTTATCACCAGAAAGACCACCCCAAATCCCCCCAGGAAGTCCCATAGCTCCAAAGCCTGTTATGGCTTTTTCCCAATCAAATTTAGGCATAACTCACCTCTTAAGTAATAATTTGCCAGTTAACGGTTTGGTCATTTGTGCGGCTAGTCATAATCCAAGCCTGGTTTGTGTCCTTACGCACCCAGATATCTCCAATCTCGAATAGAGAGTTCACCTGGGCCGTAACACTTGGGCTTGTATTATCCGTCACGTTCTTCTTAATCGTTGTATTGACCACGTTAACGATATCTGTATATGCTTCATCAAGCTGCCTGGTTAATAGCGGATTTTCATTCTCAGCAGCCCTCCCCCAATTCTTCTTTACAGGTAGCTTAGGCATTAGATCAATCTCCCCACTGGTTGAAATCCTGGCATCATAGCGTGAATCTGAATCTTTGCGCCCGCCTGAACATTTCTCACTCTAAACTGAACAAACCGCGCTGTCTGATTAATCCAAATCTTTGTCCACCTTTTAACCCCCACCTCTGTTGCCAAGTTTGTACAGTCTACGCGGTAAGAGGCGGTCGGCGTTGTATTCTCTTCTGTGTCATTTGTAATCACATCGATATCTAAGAAGCATGGCACCGTGTCCCCATCCGCATTTGTTAAAAGTGTCTCGCTCGTTGTTACATAGAAATACATCCATCCGCAGCGCACTTTTTTGTCCATCTCAGAGTACGGATTGAATTTCTTAGTCAAATACTCAAACGGAATCACCCGCGAAGCTGTGCCACCGCCTGTATATGCAGAGAGTCCATCAGTCTGTATCTCGACATCAAATCTATAGTTCGCTAAAGAGATATTCTTAATTGCCGCTTGCTGGCCATTTAATTCCGTCATCCCCTCTACATCGGTGAAGTAAATATAGTCGGCAGGATCTAAAGCATCGTTATCATCGCCAGCAGAATAGTTATTATAGTCAGTCTCAATTCGCAGTGTATTTTCATCTATGATTGTAATGTTTCTAATTTTCTGCGGGTTATCCTCTGACTCTGTGACCGTCAAACGCCAGATTTCACCCCCATGACCACCGCCAACTGGAATCGGAGCTCCTTCATTATAAGAGAATGCTGCCCAGTTACTATAATCTACGGATAACTGTTTCCAGTTCTTATAAATGGAAAGATCGTTCCATGTCACATCGCTTGAGTTTAAGAAGTTTCCCATGCAGCTAAGAGGTAATCTATAAACAGCGTAATTATCCTCTTCAAAATTAGAAACTAAGATGCGGTCGGACTGGGTTTCATTAGGCGATGGATGAATTAAATAAACATCTCTATCCTCGTCAACAAATCCCGAAAAACAAAGATTAAAATTTGCATCATCTATCTCGTTGAATGAGTAATCAGGAATCTTATCATCCATTCTTTCTACACGGTAGCCGTCGCTTATAATTAACCCGCGCGGACTTGCCGCCATTGTGCGGTTGAGATAGGTGATCACAGAGAATGGCGCTTTAGAACCGCGGCTTTCGTCTATCTTCTCTAGGGTAAATGGTGTGACATCATTGCCAGTGTACTTGAGCATCCAAGTGGAATTTTCCATATAGAATAGGATGTCGTCGCGGTTGAAAGCAGCGCCATAGTACCAAGAATCATCCGGGATGTCGATAACCCCGGCTCCTGGCGCAGAAGAGTCGAAAACATCACTATTAACACCAAATCCCGAAATACGAATACGCCTTGGTTTAACAGTACCGTCCTCTATTGTCTGAAATAAAACTAGCCGATCTCTAACTTGGAAAAGCTGAGTGCAGTTTAAAGTAGCTATCCCTGCTAACGTAGGGGCATAATTAGTAACCGTTGAGCCATCATAAACTTGAATCCTATCAGCCAGGGCGCCATTTGCAAATAACAACCTTGGATTATCGCTTGCGTCCGGATAGTTAACCCATGACCAGAAGTTAGAATTTGCGCCTGTGTAGGTAATGGTAGCGCTGATATAATCTAAGCGGTTAGTGCTTGAGTTATATCTATTAACATATTGAGTATCAGCAACAATAAGCTCGCGCGTGTTTGATGCTGTATAGAAGTTCATCACTCCCATAACAGGGTTTCCAGGATGGTAGTCGTAGGTAAAAATAATTGCCGTTCCGCCGCCAACAACAGCATTAAAAGTAACCGTAACCGTTCCTGTTCTATAATTTATAGTGCCGCTTCCATTTCCTGTTAATCCGCCTACCCCATCATCTGTGACTACTTGAGCGCCGGCTGTGATTGTAAATGTCCCACGCCGGATAGGTGCATTGCTTGCTGTTCTAACATAAGGGCCGGCTGTACCATTTCCATTTCCCTTATTTTCACTTGCAACTCTCTTAACCATCCGCGATTCGCAATATGCAGCACCACCCTTTCCCCCGGTTGCAAGTCCGTTACAACCATCCCGCTTATTGATCACACCTCGATAGACGTAACCATCAAAAAACGTCTGAAGAGCATCCATCGGCAAAAGCCAAGGTTGGCGCTCTCTATCAAAGCCTGTTGCGTAGTTGGAAATCAGGAATGGCGTATAGCTCATTAACCACCTACTACTATAACGTTGCCCATTACAACATCTTGATAGTTTCCATTATCTGAATAGAATTCGACCTTTAAAGTTGTCGTGGTGACATTACTTCCATATGTTCCACTCGCTACCTGCCCAAAAATCTGTTGCCCACTTCCGGATCTGGCGCCTGTAACAGAAGCAGCGTATCCATCCGATGGCAAAGCTGGAGAAAATGTTATTGTATATCTACCCGTCGCCGTTTTTGAGACACTGGAAACACCAAATGACGAGCGAATAGTTCCTGTTGAGTCGAAATTCACGAATGCTCTAATAGGAGTGACAGATATGGGAATTTCTTTAGCAGCGCTTGCGTTATCTCCTTGCTTATAAAACAAATGCTGGGAAGTCTCGCTTGCCCCGCTTCTGTTTACCGACGCAGATTTGGTGTAGAGCTGTCCAACCCCTGCTATTGCACCTGGAGTTCCATCACCAAAACTACCTCCTTGTGTAACCCATCTAGCTACTTTGTGGTATCCATCATTGCCAGCTAGCGTGTCGTTAAACTGATGATCTGCACCAACAAGTGCTTTTAGCCGCGTAAAATTAGTCTGGTTCTGGGTGGGAAATGAAGCTGGCGACTGGCTAGCATTAGGAACGTTTGTACTATATGTCATGGAACCTCAAAATTGTGGGGTTGCTCGTTGGTTCATATATTGGGCGTGAGTGCGCGCAAGCACTTGGCCCCTATAGCGCCTATAGACTGGAAATATTTCGTTATATTTATCCATCTCGCCAAAGTCGCTGAAGATATCTAACGACATGCCATAAGCTAAGTAGCGGGCAAGATAAGCGTAATTGATATTGCTTCCATCTTCTAAGGCCACATCAATCTTGTATGCCGCAATCTTTACGTCATATTCAGTATCGGGAGGATTCCTGAAAGTGAGCGTGTTATTATAATATAAAATGTAGGTCGGGCGGCTTGTTTGATATGTTTGAGTCTCGGGCCAAATGCGATAGAATTGAAGTGGATCTTGATACCAAAACACCTCGAAGCCGCCAACGTATGCGGGTGGCTCTATCGTGCTAAAACTTAAGGCATCCAAATCCACTGGGTAAGGATCGGCCGAGTTCTCATCGATCGTAAATTCATACCACGTCTTATTCTGGAAAATACGTATTTCTTGAGGGTGTTCGACTTGCAAAAAATCATTCAAATAGCGAAGCATGATCGGATCTGTAAACATCGGATCATTCGCATCCACACGCCCAGTGACGTTTCTGGCAATCTGAATAATATCGCTAACTGACTGAGATAAAACAGCCATACCCCTCCAAAATTATGCGGCGTATTCTAAAACTTGGCAGGAGAAACGACTTCTTTCGCCAACTTGCTTAGTCTCCTTCCTGGTTGTGCCGCCATCGTTTACATCCACTTCGGCGTAAATCGGCTCTGCTAAACCATTAAGGAAATCAACAATGGGTTTAGGAAGGGTGTATATGCCGCCTGGTTTTAACTGCCCTGTAAAGTCAATCTCAGCACTGCGTCTTCTCACCTTCAACACATTCTCTGGTTGATCAAAGCGCTGAAACTTAACTTTTAATTGTTTGTGAAGTTCAGATGGTGGAATCCTAACAGGACGACCTTGTTTTCTCGCTTCCCTATTGTACTCGCGATAATCTTCTAGAGTTTTAAGCGGCATCGTGCTTAAATCGACGTCAACAGCTGCCGGCTTTACTTCTTGCGATCTATTTTTTTCTATTTTCATGTGAATCTCCTTGTTTGCAAAGGCGCGGGCTTAAGATATTCTCAAGCCCGCATATTAATTAAATCTTCAAGTCCTCTTTAAAGAACTTTCTATGAACTTTACTATGACACCCAGAGCAGAGCCAAATAACGTCTAGAGGCTTGGAATAATCCACGTGATGCGCCTCTAATTTAGTGTCTAATTCACAAGCTTGACATTTCTCTGGTTTCACTAATTTCTCCGCTTTAATTGCAGATCTCACTAAACTTCTTGCTTTATACTGGTTTTTAACTTCATCACTTTCGTGATATCTTTTAAGAAAATAAGCGTTTAATCTATCTTTATTATTTCTTCTCCAAACACGCCTTTTTTCTTTGCGCTCTTTTATAGTTTCTTTTTCTCGTATGCTTGTCCATAATCTAGCATATCTTTCTCTGGCATATTCTCTTTGTTGAGCTAAGTACTTTTCTCTATGTCTTCTTTTATATGCTTTCTTAATAGCATTTGATTTGTCACGATTCTCAATTGCCCACTTTTTGTTAGCTTCATCTCTAGCACTTTTATGCCTGTAATAGTTATTCCTACTATTTTTTTTAGCTCGCTCAGGATTTCTACTAGCCCAATTTTTCTGATATTCTGCCTTACAACCTTTACACCTAGAACCGATATTTCCCGTTTTAGTTTTAAACTCTTCAATCGTTTTTCCTAAACCGCATTTGGTACAATTTTTCATAAACACCTCCTATATAACCATTTATTAAAATTATATAGGAGATGTTATTTAAATTCTATGCAACATCACGCCACGTCACCTAAATTTTGGTAACTGTTGAACTTAGATGCAACGAAATAAATTACATCGTTATCAGCACCCATTACGGCAGTTCCTAAAGTGAGGCGGTAAGTCACTGGAGAATTAACCACTCCAAGCTCTGGGCCTTCTTTATTAAGCTGACCACCGGAAGTATAAGTTCCAGAGGTTGTGTATGCGTTTCCAAATACGTCATAAAGTTGGAATGTAGTAGATGTAACACCTTGAACAACAAAGCTTTTGTTGTTAACTGTGGCGCCAATACTTCCCACAACCTTTGTGATTATCACACGATCACCGTTGGCTAAACCGTGGCCGGCTGCTGTTACAACGCCAGGTGTTGCCGCTGTGATGCCTGTAATTGTCACATGCTCATCAGTGAATCCACCAGATGAGTTGTTAATGGTCACCCCGTTGGTTGTCTCTTTAACGGTTGTTGGCGTGGTGCTAATAATAAGCGCATCGCCGGATGGGAAATCCCTAAACCAAACACCCTGCGCGTTATTTCCGCCCGTTGCATATTTGGTATAGTTAAACCATTCAAACTTATCTGCCTGCCAGGGTAAAGTAAGATCGTACGCAACTCCGCCCGATTGCAAATAACCTGCGAAAGTATTTGTAACCGATCCAAACTCTCTTAACCCGCTATTCAGGGTAGAAGATGAATATAATGTAGCTGTCATGAGTGCCTCCTTATGCTGATCTTGTTGCGCGTAAATTTACACACCAAGAGTCATCAAGGATCACGCATCCAAGACGGCCTTTCCAACCCATTGTCTGCCTCTGGTTAAGAGGGTCTTGACCAGCGCCAAGCGGCTTTATGATCATCTCCATAGACTGATCGTCGATAGCAATGCGTCCATAAGCATTAGCGGCAAACAAGAAGTTAGAGTAAATAGCTGGGGATGAAGTGTCTTTGTACGCAACAGAAGTCTTCACAATGCGCACTTCATCGCAAGAGCCAAACTCAGCTTCTAAAACTGACTGCTGACGTGGATATTGAGCAGTACTTAAAAAGTTGCTCAAGTTCTTTACGTCGCTTCTAAGATCTGTGTGTATGATCATCCAATAAGCTGCCCAAACAGGAGCTGTACCGAAAGCGTTTGTACCTTCGATGTTTGGAGACATCTTTTTGCCGTTGTTACCTTCTAAGTAATCAACCGCAAGCTCAAGATCTGTCGTTGTAATCTCTGTGACAGGATTACCGTTAATACCATTGATACAATCAATCTGGCTCGCTGTAGCAGCTAACATATTGCGAATGAGTGCATCATATGTCTGCCACATGTTTTGCGCTAAAATATCGGCGACTTCATTAGCTGTCTGATCCTGAACAGTGATGATTACGTCATCTGATAACTCTACAACTTTTCCGTACTGGGAAACGGTTGCGGTAATATCAAACTTCGTCACCTGCTCAGAGCTTGGTGTTACACCTTCAGTTAAAGGAGTAAGTGCATCAGCCAAGTTGTCGAATCTACGGAAGATCGCATTCTTAGAATTCTTTTGCGGAATTCTACGTTCTTGTGCAAAATAGCCGTGCGGATAATACGGCTGATGTCTATCTAGCAAGATGTTATCGAAGTAAATATTTACTTCTGGATCAACTTGCGAGGTAGTCGTTGTTCCATTTGCCATTTAAGCCTCCATGTTTCAACGCTTACCTTGCATGACCTCCTGACGATATTTTTTAAAATCCGGTGTTCCGCGGATGCTTAGGAGAAAGTCACTTTGGCTTTGAGTCCCGGTCTTTCCGACTGCAATTGGAGATCCGGGCTTCTTAGCGTTTTCGACAATTTTCTTTGCTTCTGCGGCATTTTGTTTCTGCTGAACTAAAAGATGCTTGTAGTCCTGCACAATCTCATATGCCCTCGCGTAACGATTCGGCGCTTTCGCGATCGTCTCAGCCAACCAAGGTTTGCGTTCTACGATTTGTTCTAAATACGTGTTAATCTCTTGAATTTTCTCTGGGTTGGAGTCACGGAACACCTCTTCTAGGATCTCTTGCTTCGTGAGTTGCTTTTCTTGTTTCACCTCACGACGAGACACCCATTCATCGTCATCTTGTGGCTTTTGCTCTTGCGCTTCTTTCTGCTTGAGCAAAAAATCCTGGTAAGCGCGGTTTTGCGCTTCTAATTCTTGACGTTTGCGGCGTTCTGCCTCTAAAGCAGCCAAGGGAACCATCTTTTCTTGGGTTTCTTGGTGCTCTCCAGAGTCAACAACTTGCTCCTCGGAGGCAGGTGCCGCGCTGTCGATTTTCTTTTCTTCTTCTGTCATTTTTACTCCCGATTATCCGCCCGAACTCCGGCGACGAGACTTTTTAGCGCCCTTTGAGCTGGCGACGCTGATGGTTTTATTAAGTGTTGGCATTCGCAAATCCCCATTGGGATAGCAAACCCATAGCAAAGTCTTGACACCTCTTGTGTTGTCCACCTCATACAAGAAAGCATCTTTCACAACTGGCGGTTTGGCGTCTGACGCCTCTAAAAAGGCCCTGCCAACTTTTCCACCTAACTCTTCTGGGAAACGCACCTTGCCTAAGATCCAATAAATCGTCTTATGCGAGTTTTCATTAAGAATCCTCTCCAACTCTTTATTGTAATGATTCGTTAAAGACTGCTTAGCTTCTTGATGATCTTGCATGTCTTTTGCGATTTTATCCTTGGCTGGCAGTATTAGCATCCCATTCCTCGTAAGCTTTCTTTCTTAGCCTGCTCACCTTTCAGGCTCATAACTTTCGATCTATCAGCGTTTGATCCATACTCAGAACCTGGGCCAATAGAAGACCCTTTTTTGGGCACTGGGCGAGGATTGCTGCTATGGCTATACTCACCCCTTGCCTCGCTACCTGCCGAGCCGGTAGGCGGCTTGTAGCCTTGGGAATACCCTTTCATGTATTCCATTCCTGCACGCTTAACCATTTTCTCCTCCTATAGGTATTGGTTCAGCTAACTCTTTAGCCTTCTGCATATCTTCTTCTATCTGTTCATTAGCTCTCTCTTGTGCTTGCATATGCATGTCGGCTGCCAATTTGAGGACGTCAATAATACGCCTACGATCCAGGTCTTCAATCTCAGCTACAGTTCTTGCATTATCAAGCATTGCCTTGGCGTAGTTTTGCTCGCTTTCGGATAGTCTTTCTTTTGCCAGGCCGATATCTGATAGCACACGCGCACGTCTTTCTTGTGCAAGAGCCAAGTTTTCTTCTTTTTGTGAAAGCTTGAGTTGTCTTTCGATTGCCGCATCCTCTTGAGCCTGCATTGAAGCTTCTTCGGCCTGCTGCTGCATCTGCTGCATGCGCTCGACGATACGGGATTTGCCAAGAAGTGGAGCTGCGGAGATGATTTCGTCGTCTGGAATTGCCACGCCAAGAGAGCGAAGTTGGAGCAGTTGATAGTAATAGGCCTCTCTTTGCGTCTGAGTAAGAACGGATTGCTTAATTGTGCAGTCATACTCTTCGAACTGTTGCGAAAAGAACTGGTCGGTTGGGTTACGTCCGATAATACGAGCCACCTTTCCCGGCGTATACTGCTTTTGAACGGTCTGAAGTACTAGGTCGCCAAGAAGTTTTTTTGCTAGTTCAAAGTTGTCGAAAAGTCCGCGATTACCCTTTAGCCCATTGGAAGCCCTAACTTCCGCAAGACGTCCAGACACTTGAGAATCACCAACTGAAGAAATACCGAGAATCTCATCATTGCCTCCAGGAATTTCAAGAATGTTTTTGTCCATAATATCTTGATATGCAAGATAACCAGGAGGAATCTGAGGTGGGCTAATTTCGCGAATGTCTGCATTGACATCGTATTCCTCATTGACAACCACATTCCTGCCCGCGCCAGACATAAAAAGCATAGAAGGATCAATAACCGCGCCATTTTTGTGAATCCACCCTGTGTTAATAACTGATTCCATAAGGTCGATGATCTGTGAATGACGCCTATTGTATTGTCGTTGCGCATCGCGAATAGAGCGGACAATACCTTGAATCTTAAGCTCGTAAGTATCAATCAGAGGCTCGAAGTAGCAAATCACGGGCACGAATGGGAATGTATCAAGGCCCGTCGGATCTGGCCCTTGATAGAGAAGTTCGCCGCCGACTATGATATTTAACTCGACCGTGCTCTTATAGGAATTAATAAGCTGAAGATGTGGGGCTTGTTCAAGAATCAATTTTAACTGCTTTTCTTCCTCGCGCGAGCCGTTATACTCTTGACTGATACCTGTTTTTGTGTCGATGAGGTACTTTTGCTCTTTATTGTAGCGGCGCCAGTACTGGTCGTACGTGAGCAGGTTCTTGGCTATGTAGGCACTATTGTATTGCCTATAGATGCCAAGATATTGATATTTGTTATCTCTAATACCTGTTGGGATATTCTCTATGACTGATGGGTCGATAAATGGCAAAAGAGCTTTGACCTGCGATTTGCTAAGCAGATCGCGAGTGGCCGCCTGATCGCAATCTGATAAATCCCGTTTAGTAAAATAAGGATCCATCATCAAGGCATTAAATGGTTTCCAGTAAAACTTAATGTCACCATTAACCTTGTCGCGACTGTAGTCCATATAAATGCCGATGATAGACAAGCCGGTCTTTAGCGAGTGGTCGAACGCTTCCGAACAGGTGTAGTGAGCATTGGCTTTGTCGTAGATGTAGAGCATAACATCGGTGAGCTGCTCGGCTGTTTCCTCGTCTGCCCCTTCAATTGGAGAAACAACTGTTGAAGTTCTATTTTCGCGCTCATAGCCGCTATAAAGATTGATAACGCGGCGTATTTTATTTAACTCCAGCACCATACGCTTTTGCTGCTCAAGGTACATCTTCTCTTGCGTCAGCCAATTGTCACCAGCATACGCGCGAAGGTCTCTATAAGCCGCAGAATAGTAAACGCCCCAAGTTCGCCAAGCATCGTAATAGAACTGGTTGAACTTGTTTACAACTTCCGTATTGCCAGAGATATACGCCATATAACTCAAATATTTTCTTTACATTTTAGCCAAAGAAATATTTTTGTCTCTAAAATTATGACGTAAGTTGATGTATTTTAATGATTTATGACTAACCAATCCCTTTGATTTTCCAGTTCCACCACCCATAACAATGAAATAAGAATGAAATTAAGCAACTACCTGTTTGAACCATTAGCCCCATCGAAAAATTACGAGCTATCCAGTAAAGAAGGCAAATAGCCCACAAAATAAAGCACACCCTTTGTCCTTTGACATTAAACCAGCGCCCAACTTTACCTAGCAGACTAAAAATCAAATCAGTAAACTCACCCATTCTACTATCCTATGTATTCATCACGAAGACGCCGCCACTGCTCCGCAGTCATACCACTTCCATTGCTCATGCGGCCAACTGCCTCTGACGTATAGATAAGCGCTTTAGAGCCGTGAGATGCCCAGTCATGAAGTGCCCTTTCCCTGTAACATCCAAGCTTATCATTCCATTCTTTGCGGAAGTTTTCGATGGCTTTGATCCCTTGTGCGCACTTCTTCTCATCAAAGAACATACGGTTGATCATGCCTCTTAGGTTCTCAATGCCAAATAGCTCATTCTTTGCGCGCGGAAGGACTTGAGTCTTAAGCCCCATCTCTCTTGCGAGATCGACGTAGCTGCGGCCACTTCCCTTTTCCTTTGAGTCAGCATCGAATGGGAAATAGTGCTTCTCATAGATATAGGGTTTTTCGCGCACCCATTTGACATAGTGGGCTAGTCCTTCACCCGAGTTTTCGTAGTAGTCAATGAGGTGTATCTCTTTGCCCACGAGCTGGAATACCCAAATCGCTGTCTCATCGTTATAACCAATATCCCACGCGGTGTAGGTTTTGGCATGATCGTCGTATGGAAGGTAGCAAATTCTCTTCTCTTGACGCGCTTGGGCTATCTGCTTGCCAAAGTAGAGGCCCTCATTTGCCGACTCAAATGCCTCATCGGGCGTGGATGGATACTCGCGCTTCATGTACTCGCCTTGTGTTTGCATCTTCTTTACGTACCAGTTCTTTTGTTCTTGTGTTAATTTAACACCTTGTCCCTCAATCTTCTCAAAATACTCATCTAACTCCTTTGGGAAGACGATATTCTTGGCTTGTATCTTGTAGTCTGGATGATCTTGCCACGGAAAAAACCAGAACTTCCAATCAAGCTGACCAAGCTCTGCACCCTGGTCTTTTAGCGCGATTGCCGTTTTACACATGTCATAAAAGAAGCCTTCTCGGCCTCTAGCAGTAGATTCAATACATATAAACTGCCCGACATGGACTGTATTAATCGCACCAGACATGATCTCCGCGGCCTTGCGCGGATTCTCCTGACATATTTTTGCAAACTCGGTGATGTGTAGCAGTTGAATTGTACCCCCCCGCAAGCTGGTTCCGACCCGAAAAACAGATCCATTTGCAAAACGAAGCTCATTTGCGTTGTCGCGGTTGGCTGGGCAAAGCGCTCTAATGCAATCAGGTAAATGATCGTAGGCGTACTTAACTTTATCGACGAAGATCTCCCGCGCAGTCTGCTTCGAGTCCGCAATAATTGCCGCATGGACGTTTTCGTTGAACAAACAGGTATCCAAGAATAAGAGTGCATGGAACGTTGTAACTCCCAATTGGCGAGCTTTTAAGATGATGTTGAGGTAATGGGGCTTCATAAGCTGAAGTTGTGCCCAGTTGGGCTTAAATGGCACGCTTTGACCTGATTTGTCTTTGATATAGTACAGATTAGTAAGGCGCCATTTACGATCTGATAAGAGCTCTAACGAAGGCAGTTGGTCTTTAAGGTCTTCTGATATAGTCGTCATTTAAAACAAGCCCAAAATGCATAAATATTATTTGAATTTCAGGCTTTTTTATAGCAAATCAGGCGCATTCCACAAAAGAGAATTAGAGTTTAAGTATAAAAAAGTTAATCACTTACGTTTTGCACATCTAAATCCGGCCCTGTAAGCGTAAATTGCGAGTAGTCATTAGCCACAAAAGCGGTATAATTTGTGCCATCAATAGGTAAGCCCATCTCATCGAACAGGTCGAAAGTGTCCGCTGTAGTATTCCAAACCATCAATAGCCTGTTATTGAGCTGATGCATGCCCGTTGAATGAGGTTGCAAGGGTGAGAAGAAGTTGGTTGCGCGCACAAACTGGCCATTAGAGAGGTTGCTTCCCTCTACTGTCACGCGCACAGGCTTAGTTTGTGTGATGGCCGAAGGTGCTAAATGTCTATCTGTGAATGGCATAAATTACTCACATTATTTGAGTTAAGATTACCAGAAGATAAAAAGAAAGAAAAGTTTTAAGAAGGGATTAAATCTTTTAAAGAAACGTCCTCAAGTAAAGTTGTTACGCTACCGGGGTGGTAGCGTTCCAAAGTCAATTCTTTTCTGTATTTCTCTAGATCTAGGGACGCTTAATAAAATTTTTGATCGTTGCGTTTAAAATATCTTGCATGCTCTTATTTTTTTCTGCACAGAAAATTTTAAATTCTTTTTTGATTTGAGAAGGCACCCTTATTTTAATAAAGTCTTCACCCGCAGAATATTCTATATCTACACATTCTTCTACATTAACAACCTGGTAATCCTCTGTGTCAGAGTGCCACGCTTTAGAAAGGTAACCTTCTGTTTCAAACAGTTCAACAGCCAATTCTTTGGCTTCTTCTTCATTCTCCGCATCTACCATAAACTTGTAAATTTGGATATCTCTAATATAGACAAAATAATGTTTCATATAATTACGCCCTTAATTGAGGAGGTGCACAATACCACATGTGGCATTTACCCTCAATTAAAATTTGAACAAATTCGCGACGCAATATTATGAATTTATACAGGGGAAAAAATAGAAAGCGCCTGTTCATCCCTTTTCTTTTGCTATACGCTCAATTTCTTCGTCCGATATAATCCAAGCCGATCCCCTTTTATCAGCCTTTAAAACACCTCTTCGTAGCAAATAATAAACATGCTGAGGATGCACACCAAGTCTTTTAGCAAGATGATTTACAGAATACTCATTTGTAGAAAAAAGAGGCTCTCCATTGAATTTGCTCTTCTCTCTAGAGTATTTGTTCATCTGATAATCAATACTCATCTTTTACCCTAAAAAACCTATGCAATAGATACATGAAATGTTCTTGCAGAATTTCATTGAGTGCGCCATTTGTGAATTCTTGTTTTCTCATGCTCATATTCAGCCAAATTTCCTTTCC